ATTTATCAACCAAGGAGAAATCATGACTCAAGAGCAACGCGAATTAACTTACGGAGAGAAGGCTGTCGGCCTGACCTTCAACCCCAGCAACGACGATGCGGTGGCTCAGTGCAAGGCCGAGTTCGCCCGCGTCATTGACCGCATGAATGACTTGCGCCAATCGACGGGTAGCAGCCCAGAAATTGCGCGTATGGCAAGCATCGCAATCACCGAAGCACAGACCGCACAGATGTGGGCTGTCAAAGCAATCACTTGGAAATTTTAAGGAGTAACACCATGGCAACAGCAACACGCATCTATCTCGTCAACGGCCCAACAGGCAGCCGCCTCGTCAAAGCCACCGTGGCATCCCAAGCCATCACCCATGTGGCCAAGTCCGCATTCAGCGCCAAGGTCGCATCGCAAGATGATCTGGTCGAAGCACTGAGCAACGGCATCAAGGTCGAGGCTTATGGCGAGACGGCCCAAGCCGAACTTGACGTCTAAGGACGATCATGGCAATCGGACCTCCGGGCTCGTTCTACGACATCAACCGCGACATGTACTTCGACACACGCTCTTCACAAGCGCAGTATGAGAAGGAAATGTTTTACCGCCGACAAGAGGAGGAGTACCGCAGGATGCGGCAGCATGCGTACAACAACGCCCCACCAGCGCAGGCGGTCAACCCAACGCCAAAGTCTGACCCGAAAGACCCACTGGACTTTCTAAAAAAGGCAGACAGCAAACTTTTACTCACAGGAGAAGCATCATGAAATTGAAACCATTCGCAGAAATCATCGCCCTGTCCAAAGAAAAACTGGCAGAGTCTCTCGCGCCCATCCGCGCACGCAAGGTACGCAGCCAAGCCGAGTTGGAAATGGCCAAGCTGGACGACGAGCTGGTGCGCCTCGAGGCGGACATCCAAGAGCAGTGCGCCAAGGAAGACATCAGCTTCCCAAGCCTGCTGGACAAGCTGGACAAGGTGGCCCTGCTCGAGCGCCGTAAGGCACAGTACGAGAGCGTGCTGAGCCAACTCTTCCCCAAGAGCTAAGGAGCACCCCATGAAAGAAATCCAACTGAAAGAGCTGCACCGGATGATTAAATTCATCGAAGGCGTCGGCTGCCAATTCAAGATCATTACGCCAGATGGTCAAGAGTTTGGCGACCTGGAGGTTAAGCCATCAGGGCATAAAACAAGAAGGCCGCTGGAGCATCCATACGGCGAGCTGATTGGCTTTTACCGGCCGCAGATCAAACTGGATGCGCCCGTTGGCAGCGTCCAAGAAGTTTCTTGCGGAGAGTATGTGCCAACCAAAATTCAATCTGGCATTTGCTCTTACCTTTCACGCGAGTGGGGCAAGGACACATACACAACATTCATCAATCCCAAGACCAATCTGATTGAGATCTTGCGCGTTTCAGATCAAGGAGAATGACATGGCATGGATCATTGGCTTAACCTGCTTTGCAGCTTGGCTCAACCACATCTTCACTTGCTTTGGCGAGGGCCTTTGGGGCTTTTTGCTGGCAGGAGCGGTATGCTTCCCAATCGGCATCATCCACGGCATTTGGCTGTGGTTCCACTGAGAAATTTATGAAGCATTTTTTGCTCTTGATTTTCTTGTCTGTAGGTGGTTATTTTGTTTGGTACTACCTAAATAACCGTGAACGCGTATGGGCAGCCATCATGCTGAAACGACATCTATTTGCGGTCTTGTTTTTGATTGCAATTGCTATTTTCTTTTTGGTCATACAAACCACAATTCATTCAACAAAACTTATCTGAAAGATCCCCGTGAAAAAATTTACCCTCATTCCTTTTATTGCAATCCTTGGCGCTTGCACTCAGATCGACACCGGCAACGTCGGCGTTGAGTCCACCATGGGCCAAGTTAAAAAAGAGACCATGCCACCGGGCGTGTATATGACCGTGTTCAAGCGCGTGACAGAAGTCAGCGCCAAAGAATTGCGCCTATCTCTGGATGATATGAAGCCACAAACCAAAGACAAGATCACACTGGCCGATCTTGACGTGGACATCTTCTATCAGATCGACCCGGCCAAGGCTGCTGAGATCATGACTCGCTGGCCCGGTGATGCCGTCGAGTTCAAGGGCGAGGACGGCGTGCGCATCGGTAACGGCTACGTGACCCGCCAAGCACGAGAAGCGGTCTACAACGCCATTGCCAAGTACGGCTCCGACACGGTGCACACCGAGCGCGTGGCTATTGCTGCCGAGGTTGTGAAGTCATTGCAAGCGGACCTCGATGAATCTGCTGGTAAAGGCATGTTCTTTGTGCGCTCTGCAAACGTCCGCAACTTGGTGACAGACCCAGCGCTAGAGCAGTCGATCAAGGAGTCCGCGAACCGCAACTTCCAGATCGCCGCCAAGCAAAAGGAAGTTGAACTGGCGCGAGCCGAAGCCGAGCGTAAGCGCGTTGAAGCCCAAGGCGATGCCGATGCTATCCGTCTGCGTGCGGCCGCAATCACATCTCAAGGCGGTCGTGAGTATGTTGAGCTCAAGGCCATCGAAAAATGGGATGGAAAACTTCCATCCACAATGCCTGGCCAAGTAACCCCATTCGTTCATATCAAGTGAGACAACTATGAAGATCAAAGACTTTTTCTGCGACTTTGAAGTCAACCCCATCAGTGCAAATCCACTGCACGGCCCCGTGTCTGCTGAGACAACCCTGCTATTGCAAGAGCGCAATCAAGCCAAGCTGCAGCAGTCCATTCAACAACTCGGCACCAAGTGGCTCGTCCACCCAGCCAATCAAGTCCAACGCAAGGAAGCACCATGAAAGAAATTGCAGCAGCAATGGATTTTGATCGTGATGTTCTTTTGCAGAAGTTTGAAAAGTACACAAAAGACCAGCCGAATGGATGCAAAGATTGGACTGCTGGAAAAACCTCTGATGGCTATGGGGTGATCAACTTCAACAACAAATCACTGCTGGCGCACAGGGTGGCTATTGAATTGTTTCTTGGCCTTAGCCCCGCGGGAATGGTGGTTTGCCACAAATGCGACAACCCCGCATGTGTTAATCCGCAGCATCTTTTTCTTGGGTCTCAGAAAGACAACATGAAAGACATGAGGATCAAGGGAAGAAGAAAGGGAATCAACTGCCGAGAAATGAATGGAAGGGCAAAACTAACGACGAGCGCAGCCCAAGAAATTCGACAAAAAAGAGAAGGTGGTTACACCTTAAAACAGCTTGCCACCGAGTACGGTGTGGCATTTTCAACAATCAGCAGAGTATCAAGACAGGAGAACTGGAAATGAGCGACAACCCATTTGTGAAGCTGGCAGCAGTAGACGTTAGCAAGCACATCGAAAAGAAACAGAACTTGAGCTACCTGTCATGGCCATTTGCCATTGACCAGCTTATGCGCAACGACCCGTCGGCCAACTGGGAATTTCACACCCCAGAGATGTACGGCGAAACCATGATGATCTCTTGCACGGTCACGGCATTCGGCAAGCCAATCAAAATGCACCTGCCAGTGATGGATCATCGCAATCAGGCCATCAAGAACCCTGGCGCGTTCGAGGTCAACAAGAACATGATGCGATGCTTGGTCAAGGCGATTGCATGCCACGGCCTCGGCTTGTTTATCTACGCCGGTGAAGATCTACCGCTTGACGAGGATGGCAACACCACGAAGCCAGAGCCAAAGAAGCCAGCAGCCAAGACAGCAGCAGCCCCAACCAACATGGAAGGCAAAGACACGCCATGGCAGTTGAAGATCTCTGCAAAGCCCGATGGCGATCATGGCGAGTGGTCTCAGCTGGTGATTGATGCAACCGTGCTTCAGATCGGCCAGGCAAAAACAGAAGCCGACGTCATGAACATTTTCAAGACCAACCGCAACATCTATGACGAAGTGAAGAGTGGCTCCCCCGCCGCATACGAAGTCCTGATGGATGAATTCAAACAGGCACGCGCCAAACACAAGGAAGCAGCATGAACGACCAAAACACCGCACCTCGCATCACGCCAAATGACATCGAGAGCAACATCCGTTACGAAACGTATTTCACCGCTGCGCAAGGCGCAAAAGAAGCAGATGGCGACCCGGGCGACGAAGCATTGGAGCTTCTGACATTTTGCGTGCTTGTTCTTGGCAATGGATTTACCGTGACCGGCGAATCTGCCTGCGTCAGCCCTGAAAATTTTGATGCAGAAATTGGCCGCAACATTGCTCGCGAAAACGCAATTGAAAAAATCTGGCCACTCATGGGCTATGCGCTCAAGAGCAAACTGAATGGAGATAAAGCATGAACGTCATTACAGTAGCCGGTACGCTCGGCAAAGACGCAGAAGTCAAATACCTGGCCAGTGGAGATGCAATTTGCAACTTCTCTGTGGCCGACTCACAGGGCCGCGACAAGCCCACCATCTGGTGGAACTGCGGCCTGTACGGCAAGCGTGCAAAGTCGCTGTCCCAGTACCTCACCAAAGGCCAGGCCGTCACCGTGACAGGCACCGTGTCTGAGCGCGAGTGGACCGACAAAGAAGGCAACAAGCGCAAGTCCATGGATGTGCGCGTGAACGACGTTGCACTGCAAGGTGGCCGCCGTGACGCAGAGCCTCAGCAAGAGCGCCGTCAAGCACCAGCGCCAGCTCAAACGGATATGGACGACTCGGACGTGCCATTCTGACCATGAGCATCAAGACACTTCAATTTGAAGCCGTCAAGATCGCCATGAAGCAGGACAAGACCGGGATAATCTTGACCTTGAACATTCACCCCGACGAGTTGCCTGTCGACCTGATGCGCGACTTTGTTGGGGCAAGGTATCAGGTGGTTATGGTGAGATTGAACGACGAGAACAGACCAATGGCCAGGGATGCGGAATACAGCCGCGACCCTGTGCGCACCGCAGGCATCCTGTGCCGCGATAAAAACTTTGCCGCATATCTATTTTCAAGAGATGAGATTTTTGAGGCAAAGGAAGCCGACGTGATTGAATGGCTCAAAGGAGAACTGGACATTGAATCACGGACAGAGCTGAAAGAAGACCAACAAAAGGCCAAGAGATTCTGGGCCATCTATCAGGAGTACCAGCAATGGAACCCAAGCGCTTGATCCCGTACTCCGTGCACCTGCCGGAAGATGTTTACCTGAAGCTCAAAGAGGCCGCAGGAAACCGCAAGGCATCAGCCCTGGTTCGTGACGCCATCACGCTGATCGTTGAAGGAGATGACGAGTTCAACGGCGGATACAACAAGGGCGTGCGCGATGCCATCCGAATGATCCACCAGCACGAGCTGTGCAAAGCCATCGGCTACTACGGCGACACGCTGGCAAAAATCTTGTCAGACCAAATTGAAGAGCTGATCGTCAACCAAAACACGAAAGCAAAAAATGGCAACAAGAAAAAAACCTGAAGGTATTGCCGCCATCATGGCAAAGCCCGAGGCTGTTTCCATCCAAGAGCTGACCATGCAGGATTTCTTTGCAGCGTTCGCGTTGCAGGGCCTGCTGGCCTACTACGGCGACAGGACTGTCGTCGAGAGCGACGACGGCCTGACCAGCGTGCACGCAGCAGCATTCGACCACGCAGACGAGATGATTCAAAGGAGATTGCCATGAAGGATAAAAGCACAGGCGGACCAGCGTTTCCATTCCCAAGCGACTGTGCTTCCGGTGAACCGGGCGAACTTGGCATGACCCTGCGCGACTATTTTGCGGCTCACGCCACTGAAGAAGATATTTGCACGGCCATGGACCTGGTAAAAAAAGTTGAACAAGTTCGAGACCTTGGCGATGGACATAAAGTGATTGAACGCGGCTACCCCTCCAACACGAGGCAGATTGCCAGGTACATCCACGCCGACGCCATGTTGAAAGCGAGGGAAGCATGAGCAACCAACTCGATGACTGGAGCACACACCTCATGCAGGCCGAGATTCAAACCAAGGCCGCAGAGCATTGCCTGCTTCACAAAGACTATGACAGCGCACCAGATCACGCCAGGGCGGCCATCAGGGCGCTGGAGAAGACCATCGCATGGGTAGCCAAGCAAGGCAGCTCCAAGGGCGTTGACGTGGTCCAGATCCTTGAGGACAACCTGCCAGCTCTGAACGAGCCCATGAAGTCCTTGATGATCTCAGCCATCAGCGAGATCGGCCAGCTCAGATCGGAGCGCCAGTTCTGGCTGAAGGCCGGCTTCGACATCGGAAAGACAGATGCAGTCCAAAAATAAAAAGGCACCCACCGCATCAGAGCGGATGCACATCGCGCGGATCAAGGAAATGGACTGCGCGGTGTGCGGGGCATCAGGCCCAAGCGAGTGCCACGAGATCAACCAGGGACAGTGGTTTACCTCCATGCCCTTGTGCGCAGACTGCCATCGCGGCAGCGCCAACGGAATCCATGGGCAAAAGCGGATGTGGTCCATCCACAAAATGGACGAGCTATCCGCCCTCAACAAGACCCTTGAAGAAATCTTCAAAAACCAGTAACCAAGGTACAGAAAAGGCGTTTTGTAGCACCTTATCTGTATACTTTTTGGTCGGCAATTAAAACGTGGAAGTTGCCGTTTGTAACCAAGTTACTTAGACAGCGCCTCAACCCGGGCGTTTAACGTCTGCATCTTCTGCGTAATCATCTTCTCGACAGCCTGGATTGATTCGCGTGGAGCATCGCGCTCGAGCAACTTCTCTTTGCGCTGGCGCAGCTTGCGGACGTCCGAGTAAATCTTCCGTGCCATTGGCGCAAGACGAGCCTCTGGGTTTTCGGCGATGTATTCAGCAACAGGCTGCTTGTTTTCGCGTCGACCCTTGATCTCATTCTCATGCTCGTTGAGCATCGTGATGTTTTTGTAGAACCGATTCGACTCTGCGGCAGATCCCTTGGTTTCGCCATAGAAGCGGCCAACCAGAGGAATCTTGTACGAAGGCAACTCCTCGCCAGTGGCGGTCTTCATGATGGTTTGCTCAACCTTCAGCGCCTCGCGCCCCAAACCGCCGGTGGCTTGACCAATCAGATAGTCAATCTGGTCGGGAGTTGGGCTGAGCACGCCAGGCTTAAACTCGGTTCCACCGGAGGCGAAGTTCAGAAACTTTGCAATCTGGGTGGCAAATTCGCTGGCCGTGTCTTTTGCCCGGGTATAGCCTGGCGTTGGGTCAAGGTTGCTGAAGTCCTTGCGTGCAATCGGCTTGCCGGTCCAATCGCGGTTCTCGGTGAGCGCCACGATGGGGTCAGCAAATGTCGGAGCCAGGGTCTGAGCAGACCAGCCAGCATTGCCGATCGGGTTAAATGCCTCAAGGTACATGCCGGCCAGCGAAGCAAGGCGCTCTGGCGTGTTCTTGAAACCGGACAAAGCCCACTCGGTCAGGATGCGGCTGGTACTTGGGATGACGTGGTAGCCCAGCGGCATTGGGAATGCCAGGTACTTGTCACCGCCAATTGGCAAGATCAGGTTCCGCTCGCGCACAAACTCTGGTGGCTCTTCCTCGTCAAACCCGGCAGCAGCCAGAAGCGCAGCCTGCATGGAGCCGAGCAGGAAACCACCGGCAATGATCTTCTTGCCAGCTGGACCCTTCAGTGTCTGGATAAGACGTGTGGTGCCCTGCATGGCGGCGTTGAAGAAGGCGTACAGTGCGCCAGCCTGGACGGCCATCTGACCTTTGCGGTTGAAGTTGACGGTCAGGTTCTTTGCAATCGACGCGGCCTCTTCTTTGCTGATGCCTTTGTCCAGCGCAGCCTTGTAGGCAGACAGGCGCACAGCGTTTTCCATGGAGTCGTTGTAGTCGCTCAGCCAGTCAAACATGGCCCGGCCAGCCGACTTCAGTTTGCCTTCTTTGATCTTGTTCAGCTCGGCTTGCAAAGCCTCTGCACGCTCTTGCGATCGGCTGAACTGATCGCGGAAACCAGTTTGTCCGCCTTGCTCTTGGAAGTCCGTCCAAAGAGCAGCCCATGGGCCAGTTGCTTGCGTGCCATCACGCTCAGCACGCATGGCTGCATAGATACCCTTCAAGGCGGGCAGCGTGCCGCCCACAACGGCTTTTCTGTCTTTGGCAAGGGGTGTGTCAGACAACTGCAAAGCAGCGCCTTGTACGTCGCGCAAGAAGTTGTACGCGCCAAAAATTGGGTTGTACTGCGTGTTGACGGCAGCCATCCAGCGGGTGACGTTGGAGATTGGGCCGAGCACATGACCCAGCTGCTCCGCATCCAGGTTCTTCAGCGACTTAACCATGCGCTCAGCACGCGGGTCATTCGGGTTGAAGAAGACGTAACGGTTCTCACCGTTAAAGCGCATGGACAACACGTTTTCGTTGTTGCGCAGCGTTGCGTTGATGCGCTCCACAACCTCGTTTTTCTTCTTGTCAATGGCCTTTTGGCGGGGCTCTTTGGCAATGAAATCCAAGTCTTCCTGAGACAATCCAAAGTTCAGGAGCTCCTGCATGTTGGCGGGGTCCACCTCAGCAAGAGGATCAACAGGCAGCCAGAATTCAGGATTTGGATTCTGTGCAGCAAGGCCGAACAAAGCCTGGGCCACACGGTTCTTTTGCGCCTTCACAATTGCACGCTCACGCATCATGGCAATGTTGGCCAGGACGTCAACGGCTTCGCGCTCTGAGCCCATTGCCCGGCGGCTAAAGTCGCCACGCACATCAAAGCCTTGACCAGTGCCCATGCCGCCAGCGGTATAGGCGTAGTCAATGTCATCACGCTTCAGTGGGACGTAGAACGGGAATGCCTTTTCCCACGCATCAATGGTGTCTTGAGTCTCAAGGCCGCTGTCAACCAACAGTTTGCGCGTGCCTTTTGTGATGGAGTCCACCCGCTTGGCCAGCGCCTCGTACTTGGCTTTGTCGGCCGGAGACAGGCTGCTCAGATACTTTTGCGCATCAGCGGTCGCAATGCCGGAGCCTTTGTCTGGCATGTTTGGATTGACCTTGGCCACCTGTGCGTTGTACGCAATCGCATGGCGGTTCTTGAGATAGGTCTCCATGTCGGCAATGGTGACGCCATCTTTCTCCATGGCCTGCATCAAGGGACGCAGCTCTTCAGTCAAAAAGTCCTTGGTCTGCTTTGCGGTTCGACCGTGGTACAGCTCTTCCTGCAAGTATGGATTCCACTTGGCCGCGATCTTGCCTGCCGTTGCGGTGATGGCGTCGACCACGCGCTTGGTGTCGATCATCTTGTTTTGCAGCGCATAGATGATGTCATCCTTGCCAATGTCGCCAGCCAGCTTTGTATCGGTGGGTGTTGTCCACTGCGTCAGGATTGGCTTGCCGGTGATGCTGTCTCGGCTGTATCGGATGTCGGCATTCTCTGGATCGTATGTTCCGATGTTGCCGGTGGCGGATTTGATTTGGTTTGGCTCCAGCGCAATCCACGAAATAGAACCTGGATCTTCTGCGGCATTGACGTATTTGAAGCCATCAACACCCAGCTTTTGGGTTATCCAGTCTTTGACAAGTTGGGCGTGCTCAGGCTCGTTTACGTTTTCGGTGAACGACTTTCCTTTGTAGGTGTGCTCGTCACGATAAAAAGCGTCAATGTCATCTTCCGTAATTCCGGGAACACCCTCCTTTTCCGCCTTCTGCATAATCATTTGATACAGGTCAGACGGTTTGTGAAATCCACGGTCGGCATCAATGTCAAATTCAATTGGGTTCTTGATGCTCAAATACACCGGCAAAACATGCTTGCCCTCAAGATAGTCATATCGCACCGAATCAAGAACATCGTTTGCAGCCTGCTGGGTTCCAAAATGGAAGCCAAGATTAAAGCGGCCATTGCGCATGTCTTTGAAAAGACCTTGGTTGTCATACGGAGTGCCGTGGTAAACCACCAGTGGCTCGCCGTTCTCGTCAACCACCTTGCTGTCACCGAACCATTTCTTGAAGGCGGCGCTCAGAATTGACGGGGCCTTGGCCGGAGCACGCGATGCGGCAGGCTTGCCCTCGACCTTGCGGCGCTCACCCTTCTCGACAAAGGCGCGAGCAGGCAGGATGTACTTCTGAATGATGTCCTCATTCGACATCTTGAACGGCAGGCCAAGGTCACGCAGGAAGTTTCGGATCACAGCCATCGCACGCTTAACAAACGACAGGCCAGGCTTGGTCTGAGCCATCTCGGCCAGCACCTCTTCTGCTGCCTCCAGCAAGTCGGACTCGTTCTTTGGATCAAGGCCGTACTGCTCAGCCTTGGTCTCAACTTCCGTGCGGCGGTTCTTGACGATGTCAGCCAGCACCTTGCCCATCTCTGGGCCGAACGTGCCGCGCAGGCCATAGTGACCCAGCGACTCGTGGAACAAAGTCTCGATGACGTCGTTTTCGGACTGCATCGAATCTGCAATGACGTACGCCTTGCCCTTGTAGAAGAAGCCCTTTGGATTGCCCTTGGCGCCCTTCTTCAGCGCCGCCTTGTTGTGCTCGCGCACAGCCTTTGGAATGACCGGGTCATCCATGTTCTCGGCAATCACCACCTGGGGGGCATTGGCCCACTTGCTCTTGGCGGCATCGGCAACTTCCAAGACGCGATCCACGCCGATAGAAGGACCGGTAGCTTCGCTGCGCTGGTAGCGGATGTCTTGATCTGCGCGAGCCTCTTCCGTGGCCTCTGCAATCTCATACTCAACCTGACGTGGGGCCTCGACTTCTCTGCGCAGCTGGTCAATTTGCTCATCCAGCTTGCGAGATTCAATCTCCGCATCAAACGTCAGGGTGTTCTTGTTGCGCAGCTTGTCCTTGATGTACTCGGTTGCCTCTGCCTCATCAAACGTGATGGAGCCTGGGCGCATGTCTGGAGGCAGGTAATTGTCCAAAGACCCGCTTGCAACCATGTCGGAGATGAATGCGCCGCCAC